ACTGAAATACCTTCTAAAGACTTGCCCTGGGCTAATGTGATGATGCCCGTAACATCGGGAGGAAGTCTTAGTAATAGCGGACAAACACCAGCACTCCGTCAAGGAAACATGGTGTTTGGTTTCTTCATGGATGGAACGGCAATGACCGTTCCTGTCATCATGGGAGTTCTGTCAAATAACGCTCAGAATGAACCTGCACTGACTGTTGGTGATAATAGAGTCACCAATAAACAAGCAGGATCTTTGGCAGTCAGTGGATATGCTGATGGTCAAGTACCCAAGGATCCAAAAACTGGAGAGAAACCAACTCCTCCTGATGGTGATATAAAATCAGAGCACCCCAACTCATCACCTGCTGCACAACAAGCACCAGCAGGTGTAAAACTGAATAAGTATGGATTAAGACCAGATGTTCCACTGACTCAAGTTCCTGGAGGACTAGAAGCAGCACAGGCAGCAAGAGAGAAGGCAAGATCACAAGGTAAGTCGGTTCAGGAAGTAGAAAATGCTGCAATGGCAGCAGTGCAAAACCTTTTATCTGCTAGAGAAGCACAACAGACAGCACCTACAACTCCATTCAAAGCAGGAGCACAAAGAGAAAGTCCTGATGTTCAGAATATTACTGCAGGTGATGTAAAAGAACAGGACTTGGCAGAAGAAAAAACTGTCATGCCTATTCCTGATGATCCTGTTGGGTCTGCAATGAAAGCAATTCAGACTATTATTGACAACATCGCTCAAAAGATGGATAAGTATTTGAATGCCATCCAGAGTTATGTTGATACTGTATCAAGCACTGTTGGAGATCTTGAAGACATGATCTGCAAAGGTGCAATGCAGGCAGCAAAATACATGAAAGTATTGATGGACAAGATAATGGAATTTGTTTTGAAGCAACTTAATGCTGTCATGACAAAAGTTGTTGCCTCATTGCCATCTTCTTTTAGAAATCAAATGGGTGATCTGAAAGAGAAATTGAATGAAATGATTCTGGGAATGTATAATCAAATGATTGGAGGACTTGGTGATCAAATGTGTTCCGCTTTAATGGATTCATTGCAACCTGCCGCAAGAGAACAAGAAGCAAGAGCTTTTGCAGCACAACAAGGTTCGGGTAGTGGACAGAGTGGCGTTGATCCAAATACTGGAAATGCTACTGGTATTGGAGATCCTGTTCGTAATGATGGAAAATTTAGAACTGCTCCAAAAGTTCCAATGTGTTATGCCGAAAGTGTAGCATCAACTGTAATATCCAAAAACAAAGATCAGATAGAAACTGCGAATAAAAATGTTGTTCGTAGTTTAAACATGTATCTTGAGGGAGTTCAAGGAGAAATGGATAGTGTTGCCAGCACTTTGAGTGCTGGACAAGAAGCAATGCAAAGTGGATTGGGAGATTTATTCGGGGATTTTGGAGCAAATGCTGATGTCATATCTGGTGGTATGGATGGTGCAGTGAGCATGATTCCTGATGTTGCTGGTGGTCTTGGTGCTGCTCTTGACTTTGCTAATGTTATAGCAAATGTCTTTGCTGGAGAATTAGAACCAAAGAAAGCGATCAATGATTTCTATCAACTTGCTACGGGTGGATCAGGAGCAGCTGCATCTGAACTTCCTAGTGTTGAATCAATTGGTGCTTCTGTTGCTGAAAGTGGTGCAGCAAGAGCGGAGAGAATAACAACACCACCACAACAACCAGATTATGCTACTCCAAGAAAAAATGAACCAGATGTTCAAGTTGATCTTGATGATGCAGGATATGATGATGCTAACTATAACCCAGATGATTACCTACAAATAGCCTAATAAATATTCACACATGACATCGGAAGAAGTAGTATAAGATGGCAGGGTCTAAGTCCGACAGAAAAATTAATGCAGAATATACTATCTTTGCTAATGGTGAAAAGGCAAATGATAGTGTTCGTGTCGGATATATTGACTCAAAGAGAGGATATATAAGCGGTCTCACTGTATATCAAGCAAATAAGTATGCAGAAAGGAATCCTGGTACTCAATTTATTCTAGCGAATAGAGATAAAATAAGATATATCAATATCAATGAAGTTAATAAATTAACAAATAAAGATATTTTACCAAAACACTATCCAAAAGGTCTTGTAGATGAGAATGATGAATTTGATCCTTGTAATACGGTAAGAGGATTTAAAACTGCCAATCCTAATGTTCCTGGTGGAGAAGAACCAGAAATTAAAGTTGATCCTGATGGAAAGTTACCCTTCAGTGAAGATGGTCAAAATTCTGAAAGTGCAAAACTAAATTATGAGAGATATGGTTCAGAACGTGGCACAGGTAGAGTAAGAATAGAACTTCAAGGTGGGGGTGGAATTGGTGCTATTGCAACTCCAATTGTTGGACTTGATGGTTCGATCCTTCACGTCCGTGTGATTCATGGTGGATTTGGATATAAATTTCCACCACAAGTTCGTATCATTGATGATAATAAGAGAGGTTCGGGTGCTAGAGCCAAATCTATATTAGGAAGTACTTCATTTGTAACAGAAAGATTTGACGATGAAGCAGATGTAGAAGAATATGATTTCAAGTTGGGTGAGTATGACTATGACCCCGATGATAATGCTTGGGGAAAGGTTTATAAAATGGGCAGTGCCCCAAGTGCAATTGGTGATTGGAATCCTGCTAACATTTTGAGTTTGACTAATGCAAATAGTTTTCAAACAGAATTGAATGAATACTTGGCGTTTCTTAAAGGATTTGATCCAAATAAACCTTGGTGGACAACTAGAGATGAGGTTCCAGTAAGAGTAACTGGTGCTGGCACAAGTAAAAAAGCAACTAAGTTTGGACAAGCCTTATTTCCTGTAAAGCATTGGGCATGGGGTGGTGAAAGAGAGCAGGATGACTTATTTCAGGATGTTGAATTTGAAGTTTATGGACAAGGAACATATAAAAACAGACAACTTTACTTTCAGTTTGAAGCAGAAGATGGATCTCATCAATTCAGAGTTAAGGGTATTACCCATGATGCAAGAAGTGGGAAGAAGAGAACTCAATTAGTATCTCTTAAAGCAAACACAACATATAATGTCACTTCTAATGTAAGAAAGGGGTTAAAAAATAGTGAGCAGATGGCGGCCGAACAAGGTCTCATAGAAGAAGCAGGTAGAAATCCAAAAGAGATAGGAGGACTACAAGCAATTGGGCAGAGATCTAAAGCTATCTTTGCTGATATTATTGGGTCGGCAAATGATAATGATGATATTCAAGTAACTGCTAACATTGGTAGTTTCAAAGCGGGTGAAAGAACATTTGAGAAGTTTAATACTTCTGGAATTCAAAATAGACAAATTAGATTGAAGAAAGATATTGATAGAATTAATGCTAGAAGACTTGATATTAAAAAAGAACTAGCTAGAAATGGTGCTAACCAAAAACTCAAAGAAGAGCACGGAAATCTTACAGTAGAGCTTGCGGAAAAACGAGCAAAAGATAAAGAACTAGCAAGAAAACTTGAAGAGATTGATAAGAACAAAAATAACAAATATAGAAGAGGTACTTTTGCATTAACTTATCGTCTCAACAGAAGAAAGCAAATAACTTTCACAGAGAAGATTGAACCTAGTTTCATGAATAGGTACGCTGTTGCTCCGCAGTTTGTATCGGATCAACCTGGAACAGATAAGGCAGGCAAACCATATTCACTATTCTATAAAGAACATTTTCCTCATGATGGCGAATATGTCTTTAGAGGAGCTGCTGATAATCAGGGTGAAGTCCTCTTGGATGGGGAGAAGATCATGGATATCACTGACACTTTTGCTAAAAAACCTGTCAAGGTGAAAAAGCATGTGAAAGAGGGTCTTCACGAAATCAGAATTGATTTATTAAATTTCCCACAAAAGAAAATCATTAAGGAAACTTACACTGCTGATGGTGGAGATAAAACTAAAATTCGCAATGTCAAGTTTCATGTCGTTGGTAGTGGAAGTGGTAGACATAGAAAAATCAAATGCGTTTTTACAAATAAGGCAGATCCTTCTGATAACTTCACCTTTGATAATGATGGAGAAAACAATGAGACTAGACTTGAATATCGTAAAGTAACTGCTGGTGCAAAATATGATGTTAAGTTTATAGCAACTGCTGAAAGAAGAGAAGATCCAAACAAAGAAACAATCATTCCAATTGAATTAGCAGCACCTGGAACAAAAGGTAGAGGAAATAGGGCTCGTCTTGGTAAAGTTGAACGCAAAAAAATTAAATATCTAGATGAAAGAGGGGATGATCCTAATGCACAGTTGAGCATTGACTCGACATCACCAGGATTAACTGCTAAATTTAGTGATGATGGTTCTAAACTTATCACAAAAGGAAGTGGTAATGTTACCTTGAAGTTTAAATGGGATGATAATCCCAAGAGTGCTGGTAAAGCAGTTGGTGAACTAAAAGTTAGTGATAAGACTTTCAAACAAGTAGGTGAGAAGGGAGAAGAAAGACAAACTATCATTGTTGGAAACGCTGCAGACGGCACTCCCTTATCTGAATCTACGAGAGTCCATCGAATTAAATTTAATAACCTCAATCCTAACAATGATCCCATTGAGATTTCTGGTAACAACAGAAAAAATCAAAGGAATGCATTAAAATTAAAAGATAGTAATGGTAAGGATGTAAATGCAAAAATCATCATTGAAGATGT